TTGTGACTTGTGTTCTCGGATTAGTGTAAAAACCTCCGCGTCTTTGCCAAACTGAATATCCTAACCTTTGACTTATTGCTTGTATTTCGGCACGTGAATAAATCTTGTCTAAATTAATTAAGTTTTCGCAAAATCTTCTAGTCGTTGAAATAATTGGTGCGCCAAGTCCAGGATTTACCTCGTATGAATATCTTATCTGTATATCCGCTATTGGTTTACGTGCTGACTTTTGCTTTTTACCTTCATCCGTAATCTCGCGCGATATGACTTCGCTTCCATTATCATTAAAAGGTTTAACATTTATCAAGCTATTATTTTCTAAAGTAGAAAGTGAACCGATAATAACTTGTTTATCTACTTTTAAGGCGGTTGCCATATCTTCGACCGTTGTTAAAGGATTCTTTTGCAACAAATCTAAAATCCCGCTTTGTACGTTTGTGATAATAATATCAATGTCCGCAAATTCTTGATGTGGTATCGGTTCGAAATTATCATCAAACTGAACACGTCTAGACTTTATCACGTTGTAATCGCTTCGAGCATTGCCAAATTCTGCAAAAATACCTATTGCAAAGTCATCGTCTTGTTCGCTAAATGCTTGAGCGGTCGCTTCCGGTATCGCTTCGCCTTCTTGCTTTGGTGTTAATCCTATCAATGCACGAATTTCGTTTGGTGTCATTGATTCAAGAACCTTATTTGCAACCAAAGGACTCAATGAATTGATTCCGTTAATAACATCTTGCTGTGAAGATTCGGTCTTTGATTCTAAAAGAGGTAATCCTAGCTTTTCGCGGATTTCTTCTTGTGTCATATTAGCCGAAATAATCGCTTCGCTAAATTCAAACCCTAATGGCTCGGTATGTTTAATATGAAACTCGGCTGTGATTCCAAACAATGGTAAAATATAACCTAACCACCTTTCAATGAATTGCTGTTTACCGCTTACATAAGTATTTTGGAATATCTCGTAAGCGTCACGCATTTCGGTTCTGCCACCTAATGCGCCTTCTTGAGCGATACCAAACAATGAAGCTGATGTAATCCTATGACCGCTAAATATCTCTTGTTGTATGGTCTTATTTAGCATATCAAATTGCTTATCCAAATCAGAAGCGGATAAGTCAATTACGGTCGGTGCTTTTGCAGGGTCGTTATTAAAGTTGATAATAAATTTACCAGCGTTCTTTTCACCACTAAACTTGTCTTTTACTTGACGCTCTATTTTACGTTGCTCTTCGTCGGTCGGGATACCATTATTAAATGATAGCATTTTTGAAGGCATCATTCCGTTATGAATAGCGTTTAAATGAAATTCAGAAACAGCGACATCTAATTCGATGTAATTTAAAGCACCCTGATAAGTTGGTAACGTGTACGTATTAACTCCGGGGCGATATTCTTTTAAATAAATTAATTGCTTACCTACTTTGTTATCGGGATTAAATGCTGATATGGATTCAATATCGTTTGGCTTTGCCTTAACATCCCACTCATTCGAAATATAGAAATAAGTGTTATCTGGATTAGACCTTACTTTTGCATAATCAATATGGTATAAAGAAACCGCATCGCCAAAATGGTTGTAAATAATCTCAAGATAACAGCCGCCAAAGGTTTCGATGTCTAAAGTGATTTTATCTAAGATATCGTTTATGTTTTCTTTTGACCGATTAATCGGCTTTTCAACTAGATACTGATTTGCTTCATCGTCAAATACAATACCACCCCCAGCGATGTAATTAGCCTTACCGTTTACAATAGCGTTATGCTTTGCCGAAGTGTTAAGCAATGAAAGCAAGTGCAAAGGGAACTTATTATCTTCGCCATAATTAACCCAGTCTTGATTCTTCTTTTCAGTGAACTTTGGCTGTGAATATTCGCTAAAATTTATTGCTATTAAATTACTCATTTTCTAATATTTTTATTTCCTTGCTCTTCAGTTGTGTATTTCTTTAATCCTAATCTAATTAACAACTCATTAACTATAAAGTTGTCATCTTTGCCCCACTTATCAAGCGTTTCTTTTTTTATAAATATAACTTCTTCAAAACAAATACAATTATTAGCGTCGCATATTTGACAAATAATATTTACGCCTTCACAAAACAAGTCGTATCGAAAAGAAAGTATATTAACCGAATTAATTTTTCGTGAAATATTCCCGACTTTTAACTCGGTATCTAATACTCTAATCTTCAACTGTCAATGATTCCTTTACAATTGGCTCATTAGCTACCTGCTCAATAACTTCATGAATTGCCGAAGCTTCAATATCTAAAATATCAGCCATTTCAGCTACTATTTTATTAATACCCTCTGAATTATCAATCACTGGAGCAACATATTCCCCTGTAATAACTAAATTAAGCTGCTCAGCTGCCCAAGCAAAAGCAACCTCGTCATCATTACCCCATTCGTTATAAGCTTCGCCTGACATCGTTAAATTGCCTTCTGCGACCATTACTAAATCACTATCTAATAAAGCGTAATAAAAACTAGCACTTTGGAATAATTCGCCACCGATTGGGCGTAAATTAAAAATGGTTGCCGTTACTGCTTGACCTTTTACCCATGTAGGGATTTCTTGAATTGTTTTCATATTATTTATTTTATTTGAGTAATTGTATATTCCCAATTTGTAGAACCATATCCAGAACCAGTTGTAAGTGTAACACCTAATCCCGAATATGAAACTGTTAAATATAAAACTGGATTTGTATTATCTTGACCTAAATTATATGCCATTAAACCGCTTCCATAGGTGTAAGCCATTGCAGTTACATTATTAGCACCATTACCTGATTGCCTTACTGTTATCATAAACACTCTATTACTAGCTAAATTATCAAAAGTATAAAAAGTTGATGTTGTGCCACCGCTTTGAGTAAATTGACCAGTTGCAATATAAAGACCTTTAGCACTCACACTACTAGAGAATGTAGCTGCACCTGTGGAGGCTAATGATAACAAATCTGCATTTGTAGTTGCATTTCTGATTTGGAAAGCATTAGAAGCATTACCCCTTATAATTATCTCGTATCCTTGGGTCGTGTTACTAAGATTAAATCCTGGAAATCCAGTTGAGGAATTACCCTCCACAGAAACTCTAGGAGATGTTAAATTTTGTAAAGATACATTCCCACTAAACCTCCCAGTCCCATTAACATCTAGCTTGTACCCTGCATCTGTTGTAGTTCCTATTAGTACTGAACCGCCTGAGGTAATACGCATACGTTCGTTTGCTCCATTTGTTGCAAATAAAATATCGCTTGAAGCTCTTATCCCTAATTGGGTATTTGTGCCTCCTGTAATTGCAGTTGCACTACCTATTATACCAGTATCTCCATTATATCTATAAAAGTTGTTTGCTGATATATTTGTACTACCATTAACATCTAGCTTGTAACCTGCATCTGTTGTAGTGCCTATTAGTACGTTACCGCCTCTAGGATTTAATAATAAATTGTAACCCTGACTTAAATCTCCTGAGTCAGTTGATTGAATCCAATTATTTGAGCCATTAATACCAAAATCTATAATTCCTGATGTTGCAGCACTTGAAAGCCTTAATGCTCCATTTGTTTGAGTTGTTCCTGATGTTACTGGTAATCCGCTTGAAGATATATTTGATTGTAACTTAACTGATGGACTTGCAATTCCCACCCCTAAATTACCCCCCGCAGTCAAGGTCATTGCTTGGGTAAAGCTTATAGCGTTACCTGCTGTGCCTGATGGAGCTGTTCTCCAATTATGCGTTCCTTCGTACTGGTAATAATTTGACGCCTGTAAGGAAGTTGCGTTTATGTATTTCCAACTTGTACCATCAAAATATGCGTTTTGACTAATCTGGATGGTGTTATCGTTGTTGCTCCAAATAGAACTGTTAAACGGCAGCTGAATTGCAGGTCTTGCGGATGCCCACGCGCTCGGTGTAACTCCTAAGCCTAGATTGCCAGATGGATTTATTATTAATCTATCTGCATCAGCCGTTGCATCGTATAATGAAAAATTACCAGCACCGCTAATAGCTAAAGAGTACCTTCTTATAGATGAACCCGATATAATTCTTTCAAATGTTACTGGCTCACTTGTACTGCCATTAAATGTGCCTTTTGATGCCGTTAAAGTAGAACTAAACGTTGCACTCGTACCATTTAAAGCACCTGTAAATCTGCTAGTTCCTGTAACTTGTAGCTTATCACTTGTAGCATTTGTACGTGAACCTAAAAGTAAGTTACCACCAAGCCATGTAGATGTAGTAGAAGCATTACCTATCCACGTTCTATTGTTTTCGGTTGCACTTTCGCCAGTTGAGTTATAACCTAAAAATATATTATTTGAGCCTGTTGTATTAGAATTACCAGCTCCAGCACCTTGCGCAATATTAAGACCTCCTGTTGTATTAGAGCCTAAAGCAAAATCTCCAATTGCGGTATTGCTACCACCAGTAGTATTTTCATTAAGTGAAATACGACCAATTGAAGTGTTAAAACTACCTATTGTATTTGCACTTAAAGCATTAGTTCCAACCCTCGTATTAGTACTAATCGCACCCCCACCAAGTCCAATATTTATTCCGT